TTTAATAATGATATATTAAACTCAAAAAAACATACACTATATTTTGTAGTGTATGTCTATATTTTTATCAGTTACAACTATTTTTTCAATTAATGCTTTGCATAGAATTTTTAACTCGTTAAAATCGTTAGAATTTAATTTCTCATTTATATTTTTTATATAGTCTAATAGTTCGTCATTGTTATTATTGGGTAAATTCAAAGAAGAGATTTCTTTTAATTTATTTTCTTTTTCAATTTCTATTTCTTCTATTTTTTTATTTATATATTTTAGAGTAAATTCATTAGATTCAGCAATAGAATTGATAAGTTTGTCTATTTGTAAATTTAACTTAACAATATCATTTTCTAGCTTTTCTTTTTTAGTTAAAAGTTCGATATCTTTACTTTCATTGTCTTTAATATACTTATTAACTTTATTTATTATACTGTCTGAATTAAAATATTGCTTTATGTCTGATAGTACGAGTTTTTCTAATTTAGAAACATCTATCATTTTATTATTACAAGCAGAAGCTCCAAAGCTTCTTTTGTTAGTACATATTAAATAATGATATTGAGTTCCGTATCTATTTTTGCAACCTTGAGTTACTAAGTTTCGACCACATTTTCCACACTTAACTAATCCACATAAGAATGAAATTTTAGAAGTATTAGTTCTTGGTGGCAAATGTTTAGTTGTTCCTTTTATTTTTTGAGCTTTAAACCAATCCTCATTAGAAATAATAGGAGAACAATTTATTAACGAGAGATACATTTCATCATAATTTCTTAAAGCTTTAACTTTTGTATTTTTTTTAGCATTCCCGTATAAATTTGCAGTCATACTACCATCAAAGTATTCTATATCATTTGTTATATTTGAACCTAAGTTAGTAAAATATTCATAAATTTTTGCGGTTGCAGGTGTGTAAATTGGTCTAGAAAGAATAGCAGATACTGCATTTATTCCCCAAAGTCCATTTTTCAAGGTTGGAATATTTTCATTATTTAATTGTTGAGCAATTTTTCTCATACTAATTTTTTGATTAATATACATATTATATATTTTTTTTACTATTTTAGATTTTCCTTTATCTATTTCAAGAATAGAGTGCTTTTTACCATCACTTCCAATAATATGCTTTATTTTATAGCCATATGGAGCATATCCACCAGCCCAGTAACCGTTATTGGCTCTAAAATAATAATTATCAGTAACACGTTCAACAATAGTTTCCCTTTCTAATTGAGCAAATGTCATAACTATATTTATCATAGCTCTACCGCATAGGGGAGTTAGTATCAAAGTTTTCTGTAGCAGAGATAAAGTCCACATTGTATTCATCAAACATTATCAATAATTGTGAAAAGTCTGCAATACTTCTACTGATACGATCTAGCCTGTAAGCTATAACTTTATTTACAATACCTTTTTTTATATCTTCTAACAGGCTTGAAAATTGAGGTCTATTTATGTTTTTTCCAGAATAACCAGAGTCTTTGTATATTTTATATTTTTGTCCGTCACAATAAGTTTTACATTTATCTATTTGAGCTTCAATACTAACACTATCCTTTTTTTCTATGGATTGTCTTGCATATATTGCTATCATATTATCACTCCTATTCAAAAGCTCCTTTTATTTTTGCTTCTTTTACTCTTCCTATTATTTTCACTGGTATACTTTTCATATCTTCATAAGTAAATTTTTTAACTGGATAATAAGGATTCATAGAATGAAGTTCAATACCTTCATTTGTTTTAACTACCTTTTTTACAGTAGCCTCTTCGCCATTAATAAGAATAACTGCAGTTTGTCCACTTTCTACATCATCTTGGTCATGGACTATTACTAAGTCTCCTTCAGAAAGGAGTGGCAACATGCTATCACCAGTTATTTTTAAAGCATAATATTCTTTTATATTAGGTATGTTTTCTTTTAATGTAACATAATCTACAACATTTTCTTCTGCTAACCAATCATAACCTGCTTTTACAGTACCTAAAATTGGGATTACATTCAAATTGTTTGGCAGAACATCTTCATTTAATTTAAATTCTTGTTCATCATCTAACATTTTTAGTAAGTCATCTATAGGTATATTCATTGCATTTGATATATACTTCACACTGTCTAAAGTGGGTGCAATTGGTTTTCCAGTCCTATAATCTATATTTTTTTCCAACATAGAAATATAAGTATAACTTAAACCGCATTTACTAGCAAAAGCTCTCAAAGATAAATTGTTTTCTTTTCTATATTTTTTAATAATTTCTCCTAAAAACATTTCTGAATCTCCTATCTATTGATATGCCTATATTGTACAACATATTGAACAAAAAGTCAAAAAAAATATATATTTTTTTGTTTAATATGCTTGACAAACAAAAAAGATAGATATATAATCTGTTCAACAAGTTAAACAAAGCGAGGTGAAATAATGAAAAATAGGTTAAGAGAAGCAAGGGAGGAAAAGGGAATTTCACAAGAAGAATTATCAGAAAAATCTGGAATTTCAAGAACAACAATATCTGAATTAGAAACAGAAAAGAAAGAGGTTACAACCAATATCACACTAGAAAAAATTGCTACAGCATTAGGAGAAAAAGTATCAAATATTTTTTTTATCAATTAAGTTTAACATGATAAACAAAAACAATAGGTACAAGCAATATGAATAAAAATTAAGAAAGGAGTTAGTCTTATGAAGAGTGAGTATAAAGTAACAAGTTATCATCCAGAAACTACAGAGGAAGAAAAAGAAGAAATTTACGAACAGATAGCAAAGGTTTTCATAAGAATGGCTCAAAAGGATTTAAAAAGAAATGATAATAAACAAAAGAGGTGAAAACAAATGAAAAGAAAACTAGATACAAATAAAATATACAACTTTATTGGACGAGCAGTAGTATATAGCAGTCTATATATAGCAACAGTGGCATTTTCAGTATGGGGATTTTTGCAAGGAATGACATACTAGGAGGAAAAGATGACAAAAAAACGTGAAAAAGAATTAAAAAAATATGGAATAAGTAATCATGAAATTAAAGAAGCAAAAGAACAAAATAAAAAAGAAAAAGTATTACTTATGATAGCAATACTTAATTGGTTAAATGCAATATTAATGTTGATTATTTTATTATTTGATTTCTAAAGTCTTTATCTATTTTAAAATTAAATTTAAATTTTTTGGATTTTGGAACTGCATTAATTATGAGATTAAATTTTTTAGGAATGTTATTTAAATTATCAAAAATTATGAACCCCTCACAAGATGATAGTGGCTCTAATTTGACTAAAGGTGTAATCAATTTATCTTTTATATATTTACCACTATTTTTTATTAAATGATTATCATAAAATTCAAAATCCGTAGGAATAAAAGAGTAGTCTTTTGAAGAAAAACTATTATATATATGTTTTTTATTTAATATGAAATCTGTTATTGTTATAGGATTTTTAGAGCAATTATTTATTCTAACCAATAATGCTATGGTATATAGATTTTTACTATATGTTACAAATTCTTCTTCAAAGTCATTTGATATTACATCATTAGGAGAAAGAGTTACAAAATTAATACCAAGATTTATAAATTTTAAATTAAATTTTTCTTTATTATAAAGAATAGTAGATAAAATAGCGCCATATAAAGCAACTACAAGAGCAAATAATGCGATTTTATCAGTAGCATTTAAAGAAATGAACCAAACAAACATAATAATAACCTCTCTTTCGAGGGTATTATACATTAATTTACAAAATTTTACAAGAAAGGAGTTGAAAGAGATGTTTAGAAAAACAAAAGAATTACAAAAACAAAATAAAGAATTAACAAACGAAAATTTAGCAGTACACGAAGAAAATAAAGATTTAAGATTTGAAAATGATGAACAGAAAGAATTAATAGACAGAATAAAAAGAATAGCAACTTCAAATTCATATAACAATGAAAAAGCAATTTTAAGCAAAATAAAAGAACTAATTTCAGACTACCAATCACAAAATTAGTTCAAAATAAGAACTTATATAAATTCATATCTATTTTAGTATATCACTAAATATTAGATATGTCAAAGGAGAATTAAAATGAAATGTTATAGAAATATAACTACTGATGAAGTAGTTTATAAAGAAGAAGCAGAAAGATATGTACTTAATAGATTGGGAATAACTGTAACACCAAAAGGCAAAAATGGAGAAATGACACAAGAACAAATAGAAAATATAGAAAGTACAATCGATTGGTTTTTCAGTGGAAATTGGATTGAAGAAGAAATAAAGGAAGTAGAAGAACCAAGTGTATTTGAATTAATTAATGAGGAGTGTGTGTTAGAAGATGGAGTATAAAGATATTGAAAAAGTAAATGCAGAAATAAAAAAGACAGATATAAAAGGGAAAAAATATGCAGAGGTAAGCGAAAGAATATTAGCTTTTAGAAAATTAAATCCAAATGGAAGAATTATAACGGAAATTATAGATAAAACAGAAAATGATGTGACAGTAAAAGCTATGATATATGATGAAAATGAAAAAGAATTGGCAACAGGCTATGCAAGTGAAGTAAAAAAAGGGCTAGTAAATTCAATATCAATGTTAGAAAATTGTGAAACATCAGCGATAGGAAGAGCTTTAGGATTTTGTGGATTAGGAATTGATAATGGAATAGCAAGTGGCCAAGATATGGAAAAAGTAGAGCAATTTAAACAGAAAAATAAAAAAGAAGAAATATATAACAATATGTATATAAGCTATGAAGAAGCAATGAAAATAGTAAAAGTAGCAATAAATGATTTGTGCAGAAAACAGGGAGTGGTTGTAACTGATTTATCTTTAAAAATAAATCAAGAAATATGGTGCAGTTTAGAAGAGTTAAATTTACGCCAATTAAAAAGATTAGAATTAGAATTAAGCAAAATAAATAACCAGTCACATAAATGGCATGAATTATATAATCAAAATTCAAAAATTAAAATAGTTGTTCCGGAAAATCAAGAGGTAGTTTATAAATCTAGCCATTATATGTTTGGGCATGAAGCATTAAAACAAGCAGGTGATGATGAACTATTAAAAGGACAAATAATTGATAGTTATTTAGAGTTAGGAACTGATTTAACAAAAGTCTTTGAGTAGGTGATTATATGGTAGGAACAAGTAATAAAATAATAACTTATTTATTAGAACAAGCGAGGGACAAGCAATTTGAATTAAAAGAATATAAGAAAAAAAGAAGTTTAGACAGTAATGCATATTGCTGGGTACTATTAGGAAAATTACAAGATAAGCTACATATACCCAAAGAAGAAATATACAGAGATTTAATTAAGAACATTGGAAGTTATGAAGTTATACCAGTAAAGAATGAAGCTGTAGAAAGATTTAGACAAGCTTGGAGTAATCACGGTTTAGGTTGGGTTACAGAAACAATGAAAAGCAAATTAGAACGGTTTTACAAATGTAATTACATATTATGGGTCTAGTGTTTATAACACAGCTGAAATGACCAAATTAATTGAATTAATAGTACAAGAATGTAAGCAGTTAGATATAGAAACAAAATCAGATGCAGAAATAAATTCATTATTAGAAAGTTGGGATAAAAAATGAACTGTATATATTTAACAAAAAGAAGTAGAAAATATTCTCCATATTGGTTTTGCAGATTAAATAAAGAAGAAATTGCATTAGATAAATGTAAAAGTTGCTCAAAATTGAAATACAAAGAAATTAAAGCTATAAAAAATAAAACTAATAAACAAGCAAAGCTAGAAAATAGCAGATACAGTATCATAACAGATGACTTAAAACATTGTTATATATGCACAGAAAGAGGACTTAAAGATATACCAAAAGATGATTTACATGAAACATATGGCGGAAGTAACAGAAAAAGAAGTATTGAAAATGGATTTGTAGTTCCGTTATGTAGAAAGTGTCATCAAGATGATGAAATATTAAAATTTTTACAAAGATTTATACAATTAGAATATGAAGAAACACATACAAGAGAAGAATTTATAAGCATTATAGGCAAGAGTTATTTATAAAAAAATATTAGGAGGAAAAGAAAATGGCAAATAAAAATGAAATTATTATATCAACAGAAGAATATAAGGAGTTAATAAGTAAAGGTGTACCGAACGAAAACGAAAAATGGTTTAAAAATAAATTAGAGGAGTTTTTATTAGATTATTTTAAAATTGATGGTACTTCATTAGAAATTAAAGATAATTGGAAATTCTGTGATGATTTTAAAACATTGTTAAAACTAATTGATAGAGAAATGTATAAGAGAATTTTTAACAAATTATATGATGATAAGATGAAAAAAGAAAATGACAAGATGAAAATGGAAAAAGCAAGAGCAAATAAAGAAATAGATAATGATTAACAACTAGGGGTAAGACTGCATAAGTTTTATCCCTATTTTACGAAAGGAGAAAACAAGTGAAATATAGTGTATTGATTATAGAGTCAAACGATTTTTATGATTATGTAGAAGATTCAGCAGATGGAATTAGATATGATAATTTATTAAAAGCAGATTTAGATAGACTAATAGAATTATCATTAGAACGAAATTTTTCAGTAATAGTACGAAAATATGAAAAAGAGGAATAGATATGGAAGGTTGGATAAAGTTACATAGAAAAACATTAGATAATCCAATAATAACAAAAGACAGTGATTATTTAGCAGTGTGGGTATATCTTTTACTTAATACTACGCATAAAGAATATGATGTTCTATTTAAAGGTAAAAGAACAACATTAAAAAAAGGACAATTACTTACAGGAAGAAAATCAATATCAGAAAAATTAAAGATTGACGAGAATAAAGTGCAAAGAATTTTAAAAACGCTAGAAAACGAACATCAAATCGAACAACAAAGCAGCAATAAAAACAGACTGATAACAATAGTTTCGTGGGATAAGTATCAACAAGATGAACAACAAATTGAACAACAAGTGAACAACAAGCGAACAACAACTGAACAACAAGTGAACACAAACAAGAATGTAAAGAATATAAAGAATGATAAGAATGTAATAACAACAATAGGCGACAGTTGTATTGACGGTCTATCAGAAGTTATTGATTTTTACAATGAAAATATTGGACTCGCAACACCATACGGAACAGAAATATTAGCAGATTACTTAAAAGAGATGCCAGCAGATTTAATAATATATGCTATGCAAATAAGTGTAGAAGCTAATAAAAAGACAATTCAGTATATAAAAGCAATATTGAATAATTGGCAAAAGGCAGGGATAAGAACATTAGCAGATGCCAAAAGAGAAAGTAAAAATAGTAAAAAGAAGAGTTCTTATGAACAAAGACAGTATGATAGTTTAGACTTTTTATACAGTAATTTGAATTAAAGGAAGTGATAAACAAATGAATACAATAACATTTAAAACAAGACATAAAAGTTATGAAGATATGAAAGAGCATTTAAGCATAAGACATAAACAAATATTAGAAATACTAAAAAATAAAGAAATGACAACAAGAGAAATAGCACAAGAATTATATAAAAGACATTATACAAATACAGCAGATGTGAATAATGCTAGACCGAGAGTTACAGAACTAGAAAGCTTAGGATTTGTAACAGCTGACAAAACAAAAAAATGTGACATTACAAACAAAGAGGTTGCAGTATATAGATTAACAACAGAAATTGAGAAAATGATTTCAGCAAATGAAAATCACATACCAATGATTTAAGGAGGTAGTTATGGACGAATATTTTTATCAGCTAAACAAACAAATTCATAATTTAAACAAGAAACAGTATGATGAAATTGAAGAATTTTTAGGAGATATGGAACAATCTATAAATGGAGATACACCGCTTAAAGAAATAGAAAAATATATAAAAAAATATAGAAGAAAAAACAAAATATTATTTATAGCATTTAAAACAAGAAATAAAAACAAACTAGCACATATTTGCAAATATATTATTGATTTAGAATGGCATAACGAATGGGCAATAGCAGTTGCTGGGCAAAGTACACCAACAATTTTTGGCTGGTTTGATGTTTAGGAGTAGATTATGAAATATAATTATCCACCGTTAGAACGGTAAATGTGTAAAATGTAGAGGCTGTAATAGACTTGAATTAGAAAACTTTAAACGGAGTTTGGAGATGTGAAAATTACATAGAAAAGGAGCTAAAGAAAAGTGAACAAATACAGAAATAAAAAAGTAATAGTAGACGGAGAAGAATTTGACAGTAAGAAAGAAGGAAATAGATATAAAGAATTAAGACTGTTAGAAAGAGCAGGGGAAATAAGCAACTTAGAACTACAACCAAGATTTTTATTACAAGATAAATTTAAGAAAAACGGTAAAACTTACAGAAAGATAGAATATGTAGCGGACTTTAAGTACATAGAAAATGGCAAAACAATAGTAGAAGACGTAAAAGGAATGCAGACAGATGTATTTAAATTAAAACATAAAATATTTGAAAAAGTTTATCCAGATTTGGAACTAAGAATAATTAAATGAAAGGAACATAAGAGATGAAAGGATATAAAGGATTTAATAAAGATATGACATGTAGAGGAATGCAATATGAAGAAGGAAAAATATATAAAATGGAAGAGGAACCAAAGTGTTGTAAAAGAGGATATCATTTTTGTGAAAATCCTATTGATTGTTTAGGTTATTATAGCCCTAATGAAAGCATATATAGGCAAGTTGAAGCAATAGGAAAAATAAGTAAAGATGAAGATACTTCTGATACAAAAATAGCTACTAATGAAATTAAAATAGGTGCAAAAATAGATTTTCAAACAATGGTAAAAATGGCAATAGAATTTACATATAAACATTGTACTAAAAAAGGAAAAGGTAATAACAAAAGGAGTGACAAATCAGTAGCAAGTAACACAGGAGACTATTCAGTAGCAAGTAACACAGGAGACTATTCAGTAGCAAGTAACACAGGATACAAATCAGTAGCAAGTAACACAGGATACAAATCAGTAGCAAGTAACACAGGATACAAATCAGTAGCAAGTAACACAGGATACAATTCAGTAGCAAGTAACACAGGATACAAATCAGTAGCAAGTAACACAGGATACAAATCAGTAGCAAGTAACACAGGATACAATTCAGTAGCAAGTAACACAGGATACAATTCAGTAGCAAGTAACACAGGAAACTATTCAGTAGCAAGTAACACAGGAAACTATTCAGTAGCAAGTAATTTAGGACAAAAAAGTATATCAAGCTGTTTAGGTGTAAGAGGACAAGTTTCAGGTAAAAAAGGAACATGGCTAGTAGTGGCAGAATGGATACAAGATGAAGACTGGAATTGGGAAGTAAAAGAGGTAAAAACAGTAAAAGTTGATGGAAAAAAAATAAAAGAAAATACATATTATACTCTTGAACATGGAGAATTTGTAGAAAAAGGAAGTATATCAGATGATAACGATTAAACAGGAAAATATATTAGATTGTACAGAAAATATAATAGTTCATCAAGTAAACGTACAAGGAATAATGCGGAGGTGGAGTTGCTAGACAACTCGCCGACCGTTATAAAGGATTAGAAAATTTTTATTCATTACATTGCAAGGAATTGGATAATAATTATGATTTATTAAGTGGAACAGTATTATTTTATGGAGATTATGAAAAAACAATAGCAAATATGTTTAGTCAAAAGTCAAACTTTGATACAGATTATATAGCAATGGAAAAAAGCTTAAGATATATAAGAATGTGGGCGGAAAATAATAATTTAAGTATAGCAATACCTTATGGAATAGGTTGTAGTATAGCAAATGGAGATTGGAATAAGGTTTATAAAATTATAGAAAAAGTATTTGAAGATTATGATGTTACTTTATATAAATTAGGAGGAGAATAGATATGTTAAAAATAAGAGATGATGTAGATTTAAAAGAACTTGAAAAGTTTGGATATAGATTAGGACAAGATGATGGTTGTCATGAAGCATATATAAAAGATTTAAAATATAACGATTATATAGCAATATACGAAGATGGAACAATATTTATAAGTGTTGATGATTTTTGTGGAAGTGATTGGGAAAAGTTTCAAAATGAATTGTTATCCGATTTAATCAAAGCAAATTTAGTGGTAAAGGAGTAAATAAGATATGGAAAAATATAATTTAAAAAATAAAACAGATATAAAAATGCATAATGTATTATTTGCAACAACAAGTGAAAGAGATTATGAGATGGAAAGGTTATTATTGCTAGAAGATATGCCTGATACAGAATATAATGAATTTGTTTTAGTAGAAGGATATCATTGTAGTTGTTATGATTTTGATGAGACTAACTGGGATTGCACAAAATTAACTAAAGATGAATTAAATAAATTGCTAGAAAAAACAGAAGAGTGGGAGACAGTAAGAAAAGAATTAAAAGAATTTTTAGCGAGATATTAAAGGGGGATAAATAATGAAAGAAAAAAATAAAAGAACAACTAAAGATAGTATTGAATATTTGGAACTGCAGTGTATTGTTAATAATAGAATACATGATTATGTTTCAAAGTATCATAATTATCCTAAATACATCAAATTGCCTTTATGGATATTTGACTGCTTGAAACAAACAATGTGTGAAGTAGACTTAAAAATAGATTATAGAACAGAAGAATTTACATTCTTTAATTTAAAAGTTTGTGAAACTGTTAGTATAGAAAAACCAGAAGAAATCGAGGTGTTTTAAGTGAAAAAAAATAGTAGAGTATTAAAAGAGAATGAAGAATTAAAAAGATTAGTAGCACACAAAAATGGATATACGAAGAAATTAGAAGAAGATTTATTTGAAAATTGTAGTAATTATGTTATTCCAAAGCAAAAAGTAAAAGACAAGATAGAAGAATATAAAAACATGTTAAAAACATGTAATAAAGCAAAAGATATAGACAGAATAAAAGCAATTAATGAGAGAATATTAGAGTTACAAGAACTACTAGAAGGGAGAAAATAAAATGAAATATAAAGGATATGAACTGCTAAAAGCAATAGCAGATGGAAAGATAAAAGACGGAACAAAATTTAAATGTTTAAATGAAAAGCCTATGCAGTATTATACAGACAGTAATATATATAGATATGAACATGGCAGCTTTTTAGGAAGATTTGGTGGATTCAATATATTAAGCATAGTAAATAAAGATTTTGAAATAGTACAAAAACAAGATGAAATAGATATAGATAGTATAGGAGAATTAAAGGCAGTTACTAACAATATAGATGGAACTGTTTGCATAATGAATAAAATAAATGAATTAGTACAAGCAGTAAAACAAATAAACAAAGAAGTAAAAAAGTTGAAGGAGGACAAATAAAATGTGTAAATATTGTGAAAAAAACATAAGTATTAAAGTAAAAGAACCACTAGGAATAGGTATACATTATCCTAATAGATTAATAGTAAGAGGAGTAGATAAAAATGGATGGGATACTAGCATCGACATAAAAATAAATTATTGTCCTGAATGTGGCAGAAAATTGAAGGAGGACTAACATATGACAAAAGAACAAGCAATGCTAAAAGAAAAAGACAAACAGATAGATAAATTAAAGAAACATAATGATGAATTATTAAGAAAATTAAGAAACAGAGTAAAAGAAGTTAAAAAATTACAAAAATATAGTCTATATAAAGAAGAATTTTCAAAACTAAACAAGCAATTACAAAATAAAGATAAAATAATAGATTTAATGGCGGAGTTTATTGAAGATGAATTAACAGTAGATGAATTTTGTACAAAGGAAGGTTGCTATGCAGATAATTATATAGATGGGCATTGTGAAAAGTGCTTAAATTGTATAAAACAATATTTTGAAAATAAAGCAAAAGAAGCGGAGTGATACAAATGACTAAAACAATAAAGAATCTATTAAATGCCAAAGAATTAATAGAGAAAAAGATAAATTTAAACAATAATTTACTAGAGACAATAAAAGTATTAAGGCAAGATGAAAATAACCTAAAAGACGAAAATGATGCTTATGAGATAGCATTAAAACTAATTAAGAAAAGGCTAAAAGAAGAATATAGAAGGTAGAGTACAATTATTTAATGAGGAGGTATACTAATGACACGAGAAGAACTAAAAAATTATAAATATAATCAAAAATGGATAAAAGACAGGCTTGAATACATAGAAGAATATAAAGCAAGTATAGAAAATATAACATCAGTATTATCAGATATGCCAAAGGGAAGTAAAGAAGTTCAAGATAGCATGGCAGAAAAAATAGCGATTTTATTAGATAATATAAATGAATTGCTGGAAAGAATAGTAAGAGAACAAAAAAATCAAAAGCAAATATTAAATCAATTAGATAAAGTAGAACAACCATACAAGTTAATTTTAGAAAAAGTATACATACAAGGTAAGACACTTGTAACAACAGCGAGTGAGATGGACTATGATTATAAACATATGTGCAAGATGAATGGAATAGCATTAAAAATATTTGAACAACACGACAAAAAAGGTGTAATCACGACATAAAAATGTGATATATATATAATCAAGAGAAATGTAAGTAGAAAATAAAGAGTAAGTACAAGCCCCTTTTTGTATTTGCTCTTTTTATTATGTTATGAAAGGAAGAAATAAAATGAATTTAATGATAAGTCAACCTATGAAAGGTAAAACAAATGAACAAATAAGAGAAGAAAGAGCAAATTTAATAAAAAAATTAGAAGAACAAGGGAACAAAGTAGTAGATACAGTATTTGAGAATGCACCAGCAAATGAAGACATAGCAATATATATGTTATCTCAATCAATAAGATATATAGGAAAAGTAGATGGGGTAGTATTTATGAAAGACTGGGAAAAGGCGAGAGGATGTAAAATAGAACATCAAGTAGCAGTAGAATATGGGAAAAAAGTATTCTATGAAAATTAATTAGTTATTACCAGTATGCTAGGTAACTGATAATATAAAGTTTGTTATGTTTATTTGATATGGCAGACCTCCTTTCAAGTTATTTTTTTATATAAACTTTTACAGAACTTTCCTAGCGAGTTCTAAGTAATATTTATAAGTTGTATGCAGTGATATAAACAGTTGGAGAGGACTGTTAATCCTTTATTCAACAAACATAAAGCTAATGTTTTAAGAATACAAAAAGCGAAAGAGGCTTAAATGTATGGTTTTTCGTTGCAGGTATCATTTTACATACAGCCTCAATGAAATTCTAGATAAGTAATTGAGGTGGGGACATTTTATATCATTGCATAGAGTTTATAAAAAGAAAAGAGGAAAAGATATGGGAAAAACAATAAAAGTAATAAGTGGAACTGAAAAAATGGGACAATGTGAAATGCTTAATAAATTAAAAGCAGAGCAAAGAATATTAGAACTATTTGAAACAGAAGAAATAGAAAAAATAGAAATTACTTACAAAGAAAAAGAGTCAGCTAATACTGCTGACTCAATAATTGCTAATAATATTATTGATGGAAAGTTAGTTGATCATGCATAAGCATTATTCCTTTGCAATCTTCACAACCATAAGCATCAACGGGTAGTCCACAAGTGGCTAAGAAACTATTAGAGGATAAATCAATTTGAGTTAGAACGTATTTTACATTATCTTTTCCAGTTTCAATTTTGCCAAATTTATTGCTACCACAATAAGGACATTTATTTATCATATAATCACCTCCAATCGAAATGATTATAGCAAACAAAGAATAAAAAAACTGTCAAAATATGTCGAAATATAAAAAAGGAGAAGTACATATGACTAATCAAGAAAGAATAGAAAAATACAAAAAAGAGCATTGCTCAAAATGCAAAAACAAAGAAAAATTTGACTGTGAAATAAGAGTATTCAAAAATAATGACATTATATGTACAAAGTGTGTGTATTATGAGCGAGAAAATTAACTATGCAAATTGTATGCAAAGAAGATGCGATGAGTGCAAGCATTATGACTATTGTTTTAGATATAGACCAGGAAGGAAGAAAAATAATGAAATTCAAAATAAACAACAGAGAATGGAAAATAATAGAAGTATCACAACAAGCAATAAAAAATAAACAAAATATAAGAAGAGCAAATGAAGAAGAAAATTTAAAATCAATAGATACAAGATATTATGGAATTACATATTGTGATGAACAAAAAATATACATAGATGAAGATTTGCCAAAAGATAGAAAGAAAGCAACATTGATTCATGAATTAACACATTGCTATATTGATAATTATATAACACATTGTGATAAACAATACACAGAAGAAGATGTTGCAGACATAGTATCAAATTCGCATGATATTATAAGAAATATAGCAGACAAATATTTCGAGGTAAAAAATGAACATAAATAAAAACATAAATAAATTATTATATGCTTTATCTATAAAAGGACAAATATATAAAATAAATAGTTTTCAATTTTATAGTGAAAAGAATTGTAAATATTGCACTAAATACCAAATATTAAAAAGAGAACAAGTAGAAATATACAATGAAGAAACAGATGAATTTGAATTACAAGATAGATATAAGCAAAAAGAAGAATGTTATAACAAAATAGATGTAATGAAATACTTAATAAAAGAACACAGAAAAGGAAGTGAGGCAGATGGAAGATGAAAAAGATTATAATAAATTAACAGAAAAGCAAAAAAGATTTATAGATTATTATATAGAAACTGCGAATGCAACAGAAAGTGCAAAGAGAGCAGGGTATAGTTCTAAGACAGCAAAGAATATAGGTGCAGAAAACTTAACCAAACTTAACTATTTCATTCAAGAACGATTACAACAATTAGAAAATAATAGAATTGCCTCACAAGAAGAAGTATTACAATACTTAACAAAAGTAATGCGAGGAGAAGAAAAAGACCAGTTTGGATTAGATGCATCATTACAAGATAGAACAAAATGTGCAGAACTACTTGGAAAAAGATATGGTACATTTAAAGAAAAGGTTGAAGTGGCTGGAAATATACCAGTGGTGATAACAGATGATATTACAAAATAAAATAATAAATAAAAATACACAGCAACAAGTAAATAACATATCATTACAAAGTATAGTTGGAAAAGGTTATGCAGAATATTGGCATTGCAAATGTAGATATAGGGTGTGTAAAGGCTCAAGAGCAAGTAAAAAATCAAAGACAACAGCATTATGGATAATAAGCAACATGATGAAATATAAAGAAGCTAATACGCTTGTAATTAGAAAAACATTTAGAACATTAAAAGATAGTTGTTTTACAGAATTAAAGTGGGCAATACATAGATTACAAGTAGATAGTTTTTGGGAAATAAAAGAAAGTCCATTAGAAATGACGTATAAGCCAACAGGACAGAAAATATATTTTAGAGGTTTAGATGACCCATTAAAAGTAACATCAATATCAGTAGATATTGGTGTTTTATGTTGGTTATGGATTGAAGAAGCATACGAAATAACAAAAGAATCTGATTTTGATGTAATAGATGAAAGTATAAGACGGAGAAGTACCAGAAGGATTATTTAAACAAATAACAATAACATTAAATCCTTGGAATGAACATCATTGGATTAAGAAAAGATTTTTTGATGTTAAAGATGATGATATATTAGCAATGACAACAAATTATCTTTGTAACGAGTGGCTAGATGAAGCAGATAAAAAAGTATTTGAAAGAATGAAGAAAAATAATCCTAGAAGATATCAAGTTGCAGGATTAGGTAACTGGGGTATAGTTGATGGATTAGTATATGAAAATTGGAAAGAAGAAAAATTTGAATTAAATACAATAAGAAACTTAGATAGTGCTTTGGGATTAGACTTTGGTTATACAAACGACCCAACAGCACTATTTTGTGGTGCAATAGATTTAAAAAACAAAAAGATTTATGTATATGATGAAATATATCAAAAAGGAATGAGTAACAAAGTAATATATGACAAAATAAATCAGATGGGTTATTCAAAAGAAAAAATAACAGCAGATAGTGCAGAACCAAAGTCAATAGATGAATTAAGGGGATTAGGTTTAAGACATATTACAGGAGCGTTAAAGGGAAAAGACAGTATAAACAATGGTATTCAATTTATACAAGATTTTGAAATAATAATACATCCTAAATGTGTAAATTTCATAACAGAAATAAGCAATTATACTTGGGACGAGGACAAGTTTGGAAACAAGATAAATAGACCAATAGATGATTTCAATCATTTGATGGACGCAATGAGATATGCAGTAGAAAAATACATAAATCAAAAGAAATTACAATTTGGTTATAACAATATAATGTAAAGGAGAAAGAAAATGAGTTTTGTAGAAAAAATACAATATAAAGATGAGTTTTTAAGTGAAAAAAATATAAACCAAAATATAAGTATATTATGGGGGAAAGCATTGCCAATATTTATGCATAGAAAATACTTACAAGATAGATTTACAAGAAAGTATGATAAAAAAGACGTTGTTGTTGCACTTGAATATTATATAAGTATTATTGCAAGTGGATATTTTGGAGGAAAAGAACCTCAGTTTAAAGTAAAAAATATAAATAAAACTCAAAAAGGGATTTTAAATAGAATATTTAAAAGAATATTTGGAGAAAAGAATGATCCAGAGGACTATCAAGCTATTATTGATTATATTGCAAAATATAATGACAATGGTAGCTTTTTTTATGACTGTGTACTTGATTATATTACTACAGGAGCATGCTATGGATTGGTATATGAAAACAAATATAATGAAGAGGTATATGCAAATGTTTCAAGTTTAAATACAGTAGCAATATGGAATTATGACGTACCAAGTACAAAAATAGGCTTATTAAGATGTTGGTATGAAAATACAGCTACAGGAGGAATTGAAACACATTTAGAAATAATAACAAAAGACTATAAAAAACAATTTGTTGATGGAATTGAAAAGAAATCTATTACAGAAAATGCTGAATATAACTTTGAAGAAGTAGATGGTAGCAATAAACCCGTAAGATGGACTGATTTGCCTTGCTTTGCTGTAGAAAACCCTTATGGAATGGCTTTTTTTGAAAATGTTATGACTCTAATAAACAAAAATGAAAAAGTAATTGAAAATAATGCAAACATTTTTGATTATAACGATAATGCAAAATTAAAAGTAACAGGATTTTCTCCAATGAATGATCCGTTAATACCACTTTTGAATGATAAAGGAGAAGAGCAAAAAGATAAAGAAGGAAATGTAATAATGACAAAAAATCCTGCAAGAGTACAAGAGGATGAAGCTATTCTTAATGCTAAAGTATTTTATACACCAGACAAAGAAGGCGACATAGACTGGATCATAAAGGATATAAATGATACTGCATCAGAAAATCATAAAAAAACATGTTTAGATATGGCACTTATGATTTCAGGAGTACCGAATGTAACAGATCAAGGTTTCACTGATGCTGATAATGCAGCAGCTTTAGAAAAGAAGTTTTTTCCTTTAGAACAAGTATTACAACAAGCACATCATTTATTTAGGAAAGAATACCTAAGAATGTGGGAAATGATAACAGCAAGAATTAATTTAAAGAAAAATAAAGAGTATGACTTTAGAGATATAGATGTTATATTAATACGTAATTTGCCTACAGATACAGAAAGCTTAACAAATGCTTGGTTAAAATTAAGAGGCCTAATAAGTGATAAGTCAATTATAAGTCATTTACCATTTGGATTAGATGCAGAATCAGAAATTGCTGAAATGGATAAACAAAATGAAGAGAATATTCAAAAGAATTTACAACAAATGCAAATGATGGGACAAACAGGAGTAGAGCAAGATAACAAAGAAGACAAACAGGACGACAAAGTAACAGATTTGACAGATACACAAAAAGCACAAAAACTAACAGCAGACAATAAGAAAGAGCAAACAAAAGTTGGTAATAAGCAAATCAATAAAGAATAGAGGTGTTTTATATGTGGAAAGTACATGATAATTATATGAGACAGTTAAAACAACTATATAATAAAACATCAAAACAAACACAGAACAGACTTCAAGAAATCTTTGATATATTTAATTTTACAACCGAAAACATCTATAATATTGCTGATAATAAAACTAAAAAAAGAATAAATACATATATAGAACAATGGAAAGAACAAGGCTTATTAAAGAATAATAGCTATTTTACTGTATTAGCAAACAATATTTATAAGAGAACAAGAGTAAAGAATAGTGAAATACTAGAGTTACTTATTTACAGTTCATATGTAGAAGAGCAAAACAAACTTGCAGAGCAAGAAACACAAATAATGTATGAAGATGCCAATTATTATTACGAACAGGGTCAACAAGAGGTAAACAAAAAGAAAAAGCCATCAATATTAACGATGGCTTTATTTCTTGCATTATTAGACCAACCAAATTATAGTGGCTTTAATTGGAAACAGTATATTGAAGCAACAATACAATATAATGCACAACAAATATATAAACAATTAATTTTAAATATACAACAACAAAAAAGCCTAGAAATTGATTCTAATGAGTTTCAAATAATAATAAATAGGCAAAACAATCAAAAACTTAATATAAATAATGGCAAAATATCAGGTGCAGCAGATTTACAAATGATTGGCTTAAATAATCTAGCAAAAGCAGAAGGAATAAAAGAAGTAACAGAAGATAATTCAAAAGTTAGATTTATTGCAGTAGAAGATGATAAAACAACTTTAATGTGTGATAGTTTAAATAATCAAGAGTTTTATATTAACAAAGAAAATGTATTTGATAGATATTATGGTGAGACACAAAAAGAATTAACAGTACAAAGAATTAGATGCAATGGATTAGTACTAGGCTTAAATCTCCCACCAATACAACATCACTTTCACTATTGCAGGTCAACTATAATGTATTTACCACCAGTTGAAAAACAAGAAAAAACAGAGTATAATCTAGATATACCAAAAATAAGTAAAGATATTAAACAAGTTTTAAGTAACACGAAATTAAATCCAAATGTAAAAAGGCTATTTAATAAATATCTAACAAGCAACAATGCAAAAATAGATAATAACTTGAATGTTCCGATGCGATATAGTGTTAGTGATGATAAAATATACATAAATCCAAATCACTCAGATTTTAGATATTATGATTTATCAGAAAGTTTAAGCCATGAAATTATACACATGATAGATATAAGAAATAATATATCTGATAAATTAAATATAGATAACGAATTAAGAAGAACAAGATTACAAATAGATATAGATGAAGATAAATATATCAAAATGTTATCTAGTAGTAAATATGAAGACAATATGACATTAAGTGATATTTTTTCTGCTATAACAAATAGTAAAATATCAGGAAACTATAATCATTCAAACAGATATTGGCTTGAAGATACAACAAGAATAGAAAAAGAGTTGTCTGCAAATATAATGTCAGCATATCTAACAAATAACAAGGATACATTAGATATAATTAATAGTATTTCAGGGTTGAAAGAAATTAAAGAAAAGGTAGTGAAGTTATATAATGATTATACCAAATGATGTAAAAGAGTTAATTCATAAGTATATAGAAAAAAATGGCAAAAGACCATTAGGTTTTAATTATGAAGAATGGAATAGTTTTGCAGAATATAGAGAATATTTAGAAAAGGAGTTGAACAAATGAAAATATATATAATTTTTGAAAACAATGAAGAAGAGTATGATGATTATATTGATTGGATTCTAGAAATATATAAAGAAAAAGAAAAAGCAGAAAAAAGATTTATAGAGTTAATAAAAACTAATAAACATGTAAAAGACAGAGAAGTGAATTTAGAAGAACATTATAAAGATACTGAAGAAAATTGTAGAGCTAATATTGGAGCTTATAGATTGGAACAATATGAAATAATTGAATAAATAATATTGTTAAGCACTTACTAAAAAGTAGGTGCTTTTATTGTGGAAAGAAGGTGGAAAAATGGAAGAAAAAGCAGAAGAATTAATGAATGCAATTTATTTAGATAATTCAGAGCAGAAAGAAAAAATAAAAAATACAAGAAGTGCATTCTCAAAAGTAACAGCATTTGTATTAGAAAATATGAAAGATAGTAGAGAAAAGAGCTTAACATTAACTAAACTTGAAGAAGCTTGCATGTGGGCTATAAAAGGAATAACGAGGGAGGAAAAATAATATGTGGTTATTAGTTTTAATATTAAGTATTAAATTACAAATGCCTACTTGGTATTGGATTATATTTACTATAATTACAATATTTAGACCAATTATTTGGGTGTTTAAATATAATTTTGCTAATGGATACATGAAAGCAAAGAACAAAAATAAATAAGTTATTAACATTTTATAATTATAAATTTTTTTTTAGACGTAGACGTACGTCTATTTTTTATGCCTTTTTACTGGATGCAGGCTATAAAGAACAACAGAATACAAATTCGCAATGGCTGGGGCTTTTAGCAATGGCTGGGGCAAAAGGAGTAAAGAATGGAAGGACAAGATAATAATCCAAATAATGCTAATACTGGGGCAAATAATGAATCAGTGGGAGCAAATAACCAAAACAATACAGGAGCAAACAACAATCCTGTTACATTTGATGATTTTCTGAAAGATGGAAAGAATCAAGCAGAATTTGACAAAAGAGTTCAAAAAGCTATAAACACAGCAAAAACAAACTGGGAAGAAATGATGAACAGTGAAAAAAGTGAAGCTGAAAAGTTAGCAAAAATGAACAAAGAACAAAAACTTGAATATCAAGCACAAAAAGAAAGAACAGACAAAGAAAAAGCACTTGCAGAATTAAATGCTTATAAATTAAAAGAACAAGCAACAAAAATAGCAAGTGAAAAAGGATTGGATATATCTTTATTGACTTTCTTTAATTTTGAAACAGTTAAGGCAGAAGAAATTAATTCAAAAATAGAAGAAGTTTCAAATGCTTTTAATAAAGCTGTTGAAAAAGCTGTAAATGAAAGATTAAAAGAAGATACTCCAATACAAAAAACAGGTATTGATAATACAAAAAGCAAATCAATAGCTAGATCAAGTTATTAAAAAATAGGAGGAATAAAAAATGGGAGAAATTACACAAGAAGCATTAAACATAATGCTACAAGATGGTAAAACAAAAGATAATTTAAAACAAGTATTAAGTGGAGTTCTAGAAAATGTTGCATCAAGAGCAATATCAGAACAAATCAAAGCAAAAAATGGTTCAGGAAATCCAGAAGGTGGAGTAATTGAATACAAAAGATTTGTAAATGCAGAATTAAAAGACAAAGGTACTGCAAGAGCAGCTGGTAAAGGAGATAAAGTAAAAGCTAAACCAGTAAAAGTTGTTATAGATACTGATAAAGAAATTGTAGAAGAACTACAAGGAAAAGACGTAAAACTTTATGGTATTGATGGTATGGCTGAAAAAAGAAAAGTAAATCATCAATCAGCTATTATAAGATACTTAGATAGAGAATTTTTTGCCAAAGTATTAGAAGGAACAGAAGTACAAGCAAAAGACAATATTCAAGATACAATTGATACTTTGTTACAAAAAGCAAGAACATTAAGAAATGATTTTATTGATGGAATAGAATCAGATTTATTAGTAATTGTTGTTGATAGCGAATACAGAAAAGGAATGAAAAAAATTCTTGACGATTTACCAAACGGAACAGATCCAAAGGAACAAGCAATTGGTATGTATGATTCTGTTAGAGTTTATGAAGCAACAAGATTACCAGAAGGTGTAAAAGCTGTTGTAATGATGGATGGAGCTATAGCTCAACCATTCTATGTATCAGAATATGGAGCAGAAAAAGTACCATTCGATGATGCTGTAGCATTAGAAGATTTCTTATATAAAGGAACAAAAGCATTAATGGAAGATACTATATTCTATGTAACAGATGCTAAACTTACAGAATTAACTGTAGAATCAGAAGCAGGAACAACAACAGGAAAAACCAAAATAACTGTTACACCATCACTATCTACAGGAAACAGTTATAAATATAAAACAGCAGCTAATCCAACAATACCAGGATATGATGCAGTTTGCACATCTGGATACACAGCTTGGAATGGAACAGACGAAATCACAGCAACATCTGGACAAAAAATAGTAATTGTTGAAGTTGATTCAGCAAATAAGGCTAAAAAAGCAGGAATAGCAACAATTGCTTCAATGGCTTAGAATTAGGAGGTAATAGAAGTGGCAGAAACCAGTAATATAGATAAAATAATAGCAGATTTAGGAGCTAATTATAAAGACGACAAAGAAGTTCTAAGTGAAATATTAGAGGAAGTAACTTCTATTGCCTCTGATATTTCTAATAGACAAAAAAATGATGAAAAATTATTTCCATATATAAAGAAAGCAACAAAAGCAATATATCTTTCAAGGGGAGCAGAAGGCTTAACAGGTCGAAATGAAGGTTCTATTTCAACATCATTTGAAGACATTATAGATAAATTAAGAAATGATATTATTAAATCTGGATTAAGGAGGATTAAATAGTGTTATTACGAGATTTAACAAAAGTATATATATCAGAATATGAAGAAATAGAAGA